TGCTTTGTAAGATGGACCTAAATATGCATACCCCGTTAAAAACGGTTCCCGATTCACTAAACTCTCTATATCTGAGTCTATAGTACTTCCTGATATTCTACTAGGTCTTCCAATTTGAAACTCTAAATCTAGTAAACTTGTTTGAAGTAGTTTAGGAGATTTAGGATATTGAATAATCATGTCAACTTTAATCTTGTACGAATCGAATCTCAGTCTACTAAGAATAATGAATGCGTTTTGCCGTTCTTTTTTCTTTAACAGCGCTTGTATATCAGACGCTTGACATCTTTCACGTAATGAAGCGCTGGATTGACATAAGTTCTTCAACGTCACGTAATCCAAGCTTTTTAAGAGTTCTTGATCTTGAGTCAAATATTTATAATTCAAGAGTAAATTTTCTAATGGCGATAATGCTACCGTTTCTTCCATTTCAATATATATATTATATATATATTGAAAATTATGCAGATTTGATCTATATAAAATGACAACGAAGAAACTATGTTTATCTCTTGATGTAGTCGGATGCGATGAATGTACAAGCATATTTGATGCAACACTTCCGTATATAGACATGGTAAAGGTTCACATAGATACAGCAGAAGATCCTGAAAGGTTAACGATCATTTTAAACGCTTTATGCAGCGAAAGCAATCTGCAGATTATAGGAGATCGTAAATTTGCAGATATCGGTTCTACGGTAAAGAAACAATATATTCGAGGTAAGTATAAGGATTGGGCAGATTATGTAACAGTCCATCCCTTAGCTGGACCTGGCGTGTTTCAAGGTTTGATTGCTGCCAATCCGGATGTAAAAATGTTGGTAGTATGGTCGCTTACGTCGTGTGATAATCTTATCACACCTGTCGGAGAATATCAAGTTCGTGCTATTAGACTTATCAACCAATTTCGAGGGAATGTCTCTGGAGTAATCACTCGAAAAGGACAGGTCTTTGAAGATATGTGGCATCGGTGGGGAAAGGGACCTATACCGCTTGTGTTTTCTCCTGGTGTGAAGATGCATTCGGATACGGACGATCTAGGTCAAACCTACAAAGCTATTAATAATATTCGAGCAGATGTATTTATCGTTGGTCGAGGTATTTACTTGGAGAAGAATCGTGGTGAGGCTGCCAAGAAATTTAAAATGTGTATAAATCACAAATAATCTCTGGTCTAAATTTTGATTTTATACAGTTTTTACTTCGAATTTTAAATATGGACCCTTCAGAAATTGCTTGCAGAATCTACGATACGTTTACTGAAGATAGGCCCGTTTATGATCCAGCAGTCCTTCCTCAACCCTTTCTAGTTGAGATTCCAAAGACGCTATCCTTAAATGTAAAAGTTGAATCTAGATCAAAATCAAAAGAAGATATACCTGTTTATTGTGATGTCTCAATTTATGAAGAAACCCAAAATCTTCATCGCACTAGTCCCCGTTCATTGATTTATGATATAATGGAGCGCGCCAACCCGTTTGAATTTGTTGGGAATAGTATTTTCAGAAATCATAACAGCATAAAATTGGCTAACATTGATGCTATATACAAACTTACTGGACATTTCGCCACGCTTCTGAAATACAGATTAGAAATGACCTATGAAATAGTCGACGTTATAGAAGATCCTAGTCGTGACCGACCTATAGGTATATTCAAGGAGGATCGTAATTTTATATTCTGCAGTGTTAATGATCGCAAAGCTGCTTTTGTAGATTACTTGCAGTTCCGTGTTAAAAATGGTCGAGGGTACGTCATGAATCCAAAAGATATGTCTAAATGGGCATCAAATGTAAGTACGAAATATCTCACGGTTACTTACGGTGAAGATGGAACTGGGGAATTAACTAACAATTGGAAATTTTTTGTAAATATGATTCGTGAACGTATTTCGGATGGCGTTCAACTTGTAGTTGCTGGTGGTGGAGAAGACGATTTAGTAAATGACCTGGTATTTCTTCAAGAAGCCTTAGTAGGTATTGGTTGTTGTGGGCAAGGAGGCAGTTTTGTGATGAAAGTATTTGATATGGTAACCCAATTTTCTGGAGAACTGTTGTATGTTCTTGCCCAATGTTTTGAAGCTATTGTCATGTTTAAACCTATTTCTACCAGACTATATGACAAAGAAAAATATGTAATTTGTTTGCGTCGAAGAAGTGACGATGTTGTAGGTATTTACAAAGAATTATTAACAGAAGTAGAAAGTAAATATCGAGGGTCTAGTAAAGTTACAAGGTTTCTTAAAAATCCTATATCAGAGGATTTTGCAGCGTGGCTCACTGATGCTAACAATATAGCTCTTACAAAACAATTTGAAGCTTTGAATATACTTGACCGTGCGGACCGATCTTTCATTCAGCAAAAAGATGTAGATATTCCCATACCTAAATATAATCTCACGAAAGCCCTCAAAATTTGGGCTTTACCTGGAAACATTCCTCATGAAAGAGAATTTAAATACGTTTAAATATAGAATAAGGTGATATTCTTATTTTGTGATAAAATAAGAATAAATATTATTGTGAGGAAGATTTGGGTGCATATATTTTAGTTCGTTTTGTAGGTTCAATACAGTGTCTATGTTTACGGAGTTGGTGGTTGATATTAGCGATAATAACATTAATTTTTGAAGTTACAGCCGGTTGTCCATTGTAAGTAGTGCCAAGATTATTAATGCCAATTTTTGCTTTATTTAACGTGTTCACAATAATTGGTAAGAATTCTGTATCTTTATATTCATCAACGGCTTCAACGGTTTGCTCAATGATTTGATTGATATGTGCTAGCATTCCTTTACTTCCTTCCCCTTTAAAAGCCCTGATCAGGGCTCCCCATAGACTATTTCCGTCCACAAATGTCATATCCCCCATGCATGGTTTTTGTCCTCGCTCTATCATTCCTAAGAATTCTAACTTACTTAAAAGTTCACGCAGTGTGGACGGTATCGATTGTAAAGAAGACATATTTATGAATATTGCATATTATTTTATGTAAAACGAAGTGAAAAAGCTACATATGTATTTTAAAAATGCGGTATGCCAAAGACCAAGATATTGTTATAGATGATGATATTGAATTCACTGAGGATATGTTACAATTATCTCCTGATGCTCCGAGACGTGAATATTATAGCCGAAAGAAGGAGGGGGAAATTAAGAAAATGGTTCATTGGGGGCAAAGGAAGTTATTAATATCTGAGATAGAGTTCTTAGTATATTTTTGGGATCCAAAAACTGTACCTAACCCTATTATTGTTTATGCTGGCGCTGCTTGTGGTGATCATATTCCTATTCTGTCTATGTTATTTCCGCAAATAAAAGAGCTTCATCTTTACGATCCCGCACCATTTTCTATTTCTGCTACCAATACAATACATATTTACCAACGTTTATTCACTGAAGAAGATGCAAGAAATTGGTCAAACCGAGATGATGTATTATTTATCTCAGATATTCGAACTGGAGATTATACTAAAATGACCAGCGATAATAATGAACGCGCAATTATAAGAGATATGGAGTTGCAAAGAGTATGGGTAGAAATCATTCAACCTGTACAAGCACATTTAAAGTTCCGTTTGCCGTATTCATATTTTGATAAAGACTATATGAAATTACAGTATTTTGACGGTCATGTATTATTACAGCCATGGGCACCACATACATCTACAGAGACTAGATTAATACCGAGAAAAGGTAAAGATGGATATAAAATGCGAGATTGGAATGCTATAGTTTACGAGGAGCAATTGTTTTATCACAATACAGTATATAGAAGTCATCAATTATACAAGAATCCTTTTAATAATAATTCACCAGAACGTCGTAAACGCAAGAAAAATCCTTATATTCCTATTCATTATCCCGAGTTGAGTAATGATTATGACTCGTTAGCGGAGGTGTTTATTTTACAAGCTTATTTTAGAAAATTTGGCAGAAAGATTACCCAACAAGGTATATGTAAACTTTCAGATAGACTAACCAAAGAATTAAATCGTTATGGCTCACAAGAAAAAACTATTGATCGGTTAAGAAATAAAAGTATACATGAACAACGTAAACAAATTAAAAAAAGATATAGAAAATGTATGCTGGAAAAATAGTTGGTCAATACCGCCTTACTGATAGATTAGGTAGTGGCAATTTTGGTGAGGTTTGGAAGGCAGAAAATTATACCACAGGAGAATTGGTAGCTGTAAAATTTTTCGATTCTTATAATTCTGACGGTTATCAAGATTACATAAATGAAGTGAGAGCTTACGAAATTTTATCAGCTCAACCTAGCTGTGATCCATATATAGTATGTATGTATGAACATGGTAAAGTAAATTCTAGATATCTGGCTATTATCCAAGAACTCATGAGTGGAGACCTTACAGCTTTCACTGGATGGGATGACCCAATAAAATATCGTATTACGAATCCTTTGTCTATCCTGCTATTGATGTACCAATGCGCGGAAGGATTAAGACATATTCATGAATCGGGAATGGTTCATTCTGATATTAAACCTCCAAACATTTTATATAGTGTTCCCTTAGGAACTGACCGAAGCGATCGCTATTTTAACAATCCCCAAAATATGCGAGATAATGTATGTATTAAGTTTGGAGATCCTGGGTTCGCATGTACTTTACCTTCTGAAAAAGATAAAAGGCATGAAGTAAGAATAGGACGTAATATTCAACCTAGTAGAAAATGTTTACTAACACCTCCTCGGACAAAAGTTCCAAATCTTGTAAATGCTCAAAATTGTAAAATTGCTGGAACAGCAGAATATATGTCGCCAGGGTATCTTCAAGCTGCGAGAAATAAACGATTATCCCCGAACCAAAAAGCTGCAGGAATAACATTTACTCAAGCAAATGACATTTGGGGACTAGGGTTAGTATTTCGTTCTATAATAGATGGTGTAGAAAGTATAAAGTTCTTAAGTTATGTACAGAGACAAAGAGATATCAGTCCAGTTAATTTTAATTCGGGTAATCCAGGTCTTGATCGAGATATTAATTATGTCATTAACAATATGATGGTTTTATATGATTTTAGAGCCCGAAAAAGTGCTGCTGATATTGTTGAATATTTGAACAATGCAATTATAAAAGCCGTAAGACCTCCCCGAAAAACGATTATTCCACCAAGACCTTCTGTTCCCGGTTTCCCTGGGGATTATCAACCAAGTCCGCCGGTTATTAAAAGACTACCCAGAATAAGACCTCCTACACGTTCTGTAAATACATACAATAGATATAAACTTGCACCACCAAGTGTAGCAATAGCAGAACCATACAATAGATATAAACCTGCACCAATACAACGACGACTACCAAGTAAATCCAGATTAGTTTCTGATATTGAAGTTATAGATATACCAATTTCTGATACTGATGAATTTGCTTCCACGGCAGTCCCTGAAGAACCCATTACTTCTTCCATACCTGAAGAGGGTCCTATGGACCCTGGAATTTATACATATGTCCCTGAAGAACCCATTACTTCTTCCATACCTGAAGAGGGTCCTATGGACCCTGGAATTTATACATATGTCCCTGAAGAACCCATTACTTCTTCCATACCTGAAGAGGGTCCTATGGACCCTGGAATTTATACATATGTCCCTGAAGAACCCATTACTTCTTCCATACCTGAAGAGGGTCCTATGGACCCTGGAATTTATACATATGTCCCTGAAGACCCATATATCCCACCTGAAGAATACGAGGAAATGCAAGTTGAAGAACCATATGTCCCACCTGAAGAATACGAGGAAATGCAAGTTGAAGATCCATATGTCCCATACTTTCTACCTGAAGAATACGAGGAAATGCAAGTTGAAAAAATGTATGTATATGTGATTGAGCAAAATAAACGTTTAATATTTGATTATAATCCTATGTTGCCAATTGATCAGTTGAGAGCTGATATTGAGGACAACACAGGAATTCCCGCCTCTGAGCAGAGACTTGTTTTGCAATCAAGTATAGAAACTCCCGGACCCGTATTACTAATGGACGGTACATTAGAAGAATACGGGTTCGGGTTAGGAGATAGTATTTTGGTACTATAACAAGCATCGTTGGCTAAAGTATTGTAAGCTTAATATTAAAATTTACTTAAATTTTAAGTAAATTATTACAACAAAAGATTCTCTCGAATAAGTTCTTTGGCTTCTCTTAAGATAGCTTGCTTTGATGACTCTAAAACTCCCATTACTTCTTCTTCTGAGCTCCATTTAGATTGAAACATCTTGGCAGATTCTTGAGATTTAAAAGGTCTATAAGAACGTGACCTAGGTTCTGACATATATATCACTAACCAATACCTAATTTCACTCCGCTGTCCTTCGTGAATATTAGGAGCTTTCTCACAAAACGGATCACGACCCAAAAAAGATTTTTCACGGTGTGTAATATCTAAACCTGTATAATCTTTAAATGCTCTTAAAGCACAATCTACAGAATTTTCTCCAGATCCTAAAGGACTAGAATAGGGGAATTGCCATTTTATAGATGCTGGCTGGTCTCTACAAATTTCGTAATGAAGAAAAATCGTACCATTACTTAGAAATCTTTCCTTGGCGTATACTAATCCTTCGATACCCTTATGTGGAAATACTTTACGGAATAAGGCATTGAAATGAAAGGATGACTTACTTAGTTTCTGCAATACTACTAATTCTTGTATAGTAATATGTTTTAATAAACGTGGAAGTTCTGCATTTCTGTATGTACCTTCGACTATGCGAATAAATTCGCATGTATAGGATGCTTGCACTAGCATCCACTTTCTTGTATCCCACGCAAAAGCAATAATACCATAGTTTAAAGCTATAGGTTTTTGAAAGGGACTTTGAATAACGGTCCGAGAAGGAAATGTATGATAGGCGACGATATTTCTAGGTGTATTATATACATTTACGGTTTTGGATATATCATCTGATGAATGTGTCTCTTCCCCCTCCTCCATTTACTGAAATATTTATTAAGCTTATAAACATTTTGAAATTGTCATACAAGATAAAACCATAAAGTCAGAATCACATTTCAAAAAATTACTATGGGAAAGACAAAGCAGGATACGACAGATTATCATTCTGGAAGTGAATCTTCTGAGAATTCCGATAGTGAAGAATATCTACCCTTTGAAACTTCAAATCCAGTGTTGAAAGAGAATATCGAAGCATTACTTAAACAGCTCAAAGAAGTGTTGCTTGAAAAGGAGAAGACCAAGATTCTCAAAGGTAAAAATCCGATCCTTGTATCTTTAAACAAATATCAAAAGGTATTAGAAAGAACGTTGCCTGAAGAACATGAGGAATACTTTTTGAAAGTATACAAACGTTACCGAATTCCCATTTTGTCAAATAAAAATGATCGGTGGTTGCGGAAAAGTCAAATCAAGATTACATACGATGATACGAAAATTCGTATCCTACTATCCGCTATCTACAATGTAGCCTGTAACCTCGCAGATGAAGCAGAGAAAAGATTAGAAGGCTTCCCTGACGATGCTTATGAAGAATGTATGGATTTAATTCGAAAGGATATAATACTTCTCCATTTATATCGTGTGTTTCGTGAATTTGCTCCAGAAAAGGATCAAGAACAATTATCTTCTATCATCAGAGAGTATGAAGAAGTGTTGGGTTTAGAACCAGACAACTCGGTTTCAACCTCTTGTAAACCAACATCTGCTCCAGAAAATCCTATGGGCGCTCTCAGTTCGCTAATGAACAATCTCGTTAGTGGACTGAGCCAAACTGCTAAAGATAATGATATATCACCAGAAGAGATGCCCGATTTTGGTAAGATGGTAAGCAGTGTTTTAGAGAATGGTGCCATCAAAAATGCTGTACAAGCTTTGATGGGAAGTATGGCAGAAGGTGGTGTAGGTGTAGGCGAAGAAGGACCTGCTTCCTTTGATACCTTAATTAAGGGTGTTGCCAATTCCCTAACTTCACCAGATTTTAAGGATACTATGGCAAAGACCATGGCTAGTCTTCAAGAATCCACAGAAGGTCCTAAGGGAGAGGAAGCTCCTATAGATACAACTCCTCATACTTCACCAAATGGTCCAGCTTCTCTTGAACCTCCCCCGTTCTTAGAACTACCCACACAAAGTGAATAAATTTGATTATGAGAATTTGGAAACAATGAATAGTTTTGATCGTGAGGATGGAACCGCGTGTTGTTTACGCTGCCTTGGTGTACTACCAAGCGTTTGGTAAATATAAATTTTATATACATTCATGTATATAAATTGGACCGTGAATCTTAGGACTTACGCTTAGATTTACGTTTGCCGCGAACTTTGGCAATCGATCGGTCAACATCTGAATCACTGTCTTCTTCCGAAGCTTCATCTGATTCAGATTCAGAATAGTCTCTTAGCTTAGGCTTAGTTTTCCGGCGCTTCTTTTTCCCTCGTCTTCCACGTCTTCGGGGTGGGAAATCCCACTCTACACCGGCTTCATTTAATGCATCTGACAGAGATTCCAACGCTTCTTCTAGAAGTTCAATATCATCTGAAACACCTACCTTCTCTAAGCCCTTTTGTGTTGTCTCTACCTTTTGATTGAGAGCGTTAAGAACATTGACCATCTCATCCCTGGGTACAGTTTCTTTCTGAATATCTGAAAACTTCTTTACTGACGTCTTCAGATGTTCTGTCAACTCTTCGAGATCCATCTTGATAGCTGCAAGCTGTTTATAAAAATAAACTCCAAGACCAACAATAGCTACTGTGTTGCCCACACCCAAAAGCATTTCAGGCTTTTTGATTGTTTCCATTTTTGTATCAAACCGTGATGTCTTAAAATGATTTTCTAAATTATCTCAACTTAAGATAATTTAAGTTTCATAACACCATTTCTTCATAATATCTAAAAATGGAAAAGACTTTTAAAGACAAAGGAATTGACATCGAGGAAAAAACACGGGTATTTATACTTTCGGGGGATACTGAACCGTACCGTGCTCAATTCACTAATCTTAATGGTAAAGAGTTGAAAAATGGGAATTGGAGTTTTACAAATGATAAAAAGAATGCAGTTCTTGAATTAATCACTGAAGAACCCCAAGATGGAGTAGAAGGAGTAGCACTCAATCCAGAAGACATGAGTACACCGGAAATTTTGAATATATGTGAAGCTAACGATTTGGCTTTAGACACATCAGACAGAGAAGAATGTCTTAAAGGGGCTGATGGATCTAAACCAGCGATTGAACTGCGAGAAATTCGGCTTCAGATTCGTAAAGAGTTAGAGAAGGAATTGGATCTAAATAAGGCAGATCCAAAACTTGTATATGATGTCATAGTAGCCTATTTCGGTCGAGATATTGCTCCTGATTACAAAGATTACTTGCCTCTTTATCAAGATGAACTTTTAAACCTCAAGGGCGATCTTGAATTGGATGATGTTACGTTGGCGACCATAGCATCGTATACAGACGACGATATATTGATGTATTGCGATAATATGGGTCTTGATTTTGAAGAAGGAAACATAGAATCATGTAAAGCAGCGTTGTTTTCTCCAGGTTCTCCCTTGGGAAGAGAACTCAGACAATCTATCCGTACTACTATCATTGAGGAAGGATTAGAGATTATAACAGCACGTAAAGTAAAAGACAAACTTAAAGATATCTATGGAAAGGAAGCTGTTAAAAAGCTTCGTCCGTATCTAAAATATATAATCAAAGAAGAAGTATTTATTATACGGGCGGAACCACCTAAAACAACTAAACCTCCTGCATTGAAAGGCTTGAAGCTACCTAAAGCAGCTAAAACTGTGAAAGAGAAAGAACCAAAGGTTCGAAAGGCTAGAAAGAAGAAGCTGCTTGAAATTGATGCTAAAACGCAACGTTTGTTTGATTCTATCCGCCAAGGAATATTAAAGTATATTGTTAGTTTTACACCCGCGGGCATTGAATTTGTTTTCTCTGAGACCATCGAAGGTGTCAGTGTAGCCGATGTGAAAGCTTTGATGCGTCAACAAGAGGGTGAAGATAACAAAATGTATACCCTTAGAAAGGTAGTTACAGGGCGGATACTTAACTCGCCAAATTTAGCTTTGTCACCAGATACTACGGTTCTCTTAGGATATTTAGTCACCAAGAAGATACAATACGCTGTACAATATGACCCACAAGTAGAAGCAGCTATAGATTATGTACGTGACAGAGTATAATATCGTATAAAATATTTGACACTCGAATACTTAAGGCTATCATAAAATTGATTTTTTATTAGATTTTAGCCTCATTGTATACATACATACAATGAAGCGATTCTCTCTGTTGGATGAACAAAAGCCTCACTTTCGGCGCGCTTGCGAGCGTATTGGTAAGTATGGCTTTTACGCGGATAACAGTGTTATGGGGTGTGGTAAGACCTATGTAGCTTGCGCTACGGCGAAGAAACTGGGACTACCTCTCTTCATAGTGTGCCCTTTGACTGTCCAAAGCAACTGGAATGCAGTGGCGGAGGAAGCAGATGTGAAGGTCCTATTCATAACTACACCTCAGTCTCTGGCTTCTAAACGCAAGCTACAACCCAAACACGGGTACCTGAAGCGTGTAGATCGAAAAGGCTGCCCTCCTATCTTTACTCCTACATCCCTACTCGAAGATGTAGTGAGTGAGGGCGTGTTCTTTGTCTTTGATGAGATCCAGTTCGCTAGGAACATCAACACGTATTTCCTAGCTTGTAAGGCCATTACGGCTTGCGTGGGTCTCTTTGAGAGCACAGAAATAGCTACTCCTTCCCGGTGTGCGTTTATCTCAACCACACCGTTCGATGCAAAAGGTAAATGCCTTAATTTCCTTGGTCTCATCAACCTCATCAAGGATGTTGGAATGAAGTCCAAACAAGGGCTTGAATCCGAGATGGTGGAGGATCTGGAGTATTTCTGCTCTACGTACGGTCCTAAGGTATCTAACGTGCCTAAGACCACTTCAGAACTGTACACGTTCTTCATATCCCATCTCCAGCCCAAGTTATTCACATCTATGCCCCTCATTCTCGAGAAAGGCTGTGATGTGCGTAATGGCTTCTACACCATCCACAAGGAAGAGGAGAAGGAAGCCTTGATGGCTGCGATCGCTTATCTCAACAGTATATTCATGCGAATAGACCCTGAGACAAGGCGGATACCCTTGAACGTCGTGAAGAGACTCACGTTGGCCCGTTTGAGAATTGAGAAAGCGAAAGTAGCCTTGTTTGAGCGTCTTGTGAAGCAAGAGCTGAAAGAAGCCAAACGTAAGGTAGTGCTTTGCCTTCACTTCCAAGATAACATCGATTCGCTTTCAGAGGCTCTCAAAGCCTTTGAACCGCTGGTATTAACCGGTAAAACGAAGTACAAGGATAGGAAGAAGATCATAGACTCGTTCCAGAAGCCTAACGCTTCTAAGCGGCTACTGATCTGTAATCTACGTGTAGGTGGCGTAGGCATCTCGTTGCACGATCTAGATGGCTCTTATCCTCGAACGATGCTCCTCTCTCCTGATCACAACGTTACAGATCTGTTTCAGGCTACTGGACGCGTGAATCGAGTAGGAGGCAAGAGTGAGAGCCGTATAAGGATAGTATACGCGAATCTACCCAGTTGTGAGCGTTCTATACTCAATGCGATCGCCAGGAAGATGCAGACCATCAAGGAGACGCTGGATGCAAGTGTGAAGGGGGTATTGAAGCTCCCCAACGACTTCGAGGACTACGTGGAGAGTGGAAAGAGGCTATATAAGGAGAAGAAGGAACAGGTAGTGAAGATAGAGGCGTAGAGGAGAGAAGATAGAGGAGGTAGATATAGAAGTGTAATTAATAAAATTAAATATTTTAGTTATTTAGCGTTAAATAACTACGATGCAAATCACATCTTGGTAAAAACTGGATTTGGATTTGTCTTAGATTTTTTCGGTTTATAGTAGATATCGCCTAAAGTTATATTATCATCATAAGCATGTTGATCTCTAATACGTATTTTAGGCGTTTTTATTGTATATTTATCGGCACCAGCAGCATGACGTAATGTATATCGTTTACTCTTCCACCCCATAGCTTTCTTTGGACGCCAATCTGTACCTACGGTCTTTTCACTCATCGC